CGGCAACGTTGGCACCGAAGCCTATTTGGTCAGCCGTGCCCAAGCAGAAGATATTGCCCGTCGGATAGGACTTGAACTTGCGGGTCTGGGCCAGACACCTCCTCCGCGGCACTAAAGTGCATGTTCTGGAGGATGACGCGCTCATATTGCGCGTCATCGCCAATTTCGGTCCAGCCGGGTTCGGCTGCCGGATTTTGCTGCGGGTCGTGCGACATGTTGATCTCCTCATCGGAACAGTCCCGGAAAACGATCTTTGGTAAAGCGATCCATCGGGACGGTTTCGTCCTCGATTGGCGCGCGGCTGAGCGAGAGAGATACTTCGCCAGCGTTGCCTTCAGCGCCGATGATGCGCAGGCCGCGATACTCAAGCTCGACCAGGTCAGGGGACGAGGCCAGCACGACAGCCATGTGCACGGTTGGCCGCTCGGTAAAACTGCGCAGCAGGATCGCGATATCGTTGTCGACATTCTCCAGCACAATCGTTGCCGCAGCCGGCGCATCCTCAAGGTCGGACGGCAGTTGCGCTGAGGCGAGCACGAACAGGAACGGCTGTGTCGACGGGTTGCTGTCCATCCACGCAGAGCGGGTCCCATACATCAAAGGGTCAGCCGCGATGCGTTCGGTCGGGTCAGTCGAAAGCCGGATCGGCTTGGCCAGTTCAGGATGGGTAATCATGAACAGCGCGACCTCCACCTCAGATGTGGTCGGGCCAAGGTCAGCAGTCCGGGCATTGAGTGAGACGCGTCTCATGGCATCACCGCCACTGTGAACGCGATGTCGAACCGCACGCCTTGGATCGTCTCGATCGGGGTTTCGTCACCGAAGAGGCAGAGCCACTGAGCCGAGAGCAGGATCGGACGGCCCGTGCCATCGGTGACAGGCTTGCCCTGCGCGTCTAGCAACGCCCAGCCATCCGTTGTCGGATCAGGCATCCAGAAGGGCGTGCTGCCCTGCGAGGTCGTGTCCGCATAGAAGTTGTCGAACACGGCCTTCAGGCTGCGCGGCACATTGATCGAAAGGCTGACCATGCGCGCCGTCGATGAGAACCGGCGGCGATACCCTGGAGGGCCGCCGCCGGAGCGCCGCACCCGGCCGTCATCCTGCTGCGCTTGCCAGCTGGTGCGCGACGGTCTGGGCAGCGATGTGGGCCATGTTGGCGTGCTCATCGCTGGCTCCCCCGCGGGCGAACGCCAAAGCCTTGAGTGAGCGCACGCCGAGCCCCGCCGCCTTTCGTGGTCAGCGCCTGACCAACTGCATCAGCAAGTGCGAACTTCGTCTGGGGGCGGCCTTGGGCATCGACGCTGTCTTCGCGGGTGATCGTCTTAGATCCGGTCGATTGATCAATGAACGTGACCTGCGGTGCCATCATCGAAGCAGCGCGGCTGCCGTCGATCGCGCCGCCCGTCGCAAAGCCCGGAAGCTGCGCCCCTGCATTCATCGCTTCCAGCAGATGCCGGTTCTGAGCCGTCGCCTTGGCATTCATCATGAATTCGCCGCTGCTGGCCCAGATAGGGATATCGTCGGAGCGCCCGCCACCGGGCCCATGGATCAAACCGCCATCGGCATAAAGCGAGCCGTCACCCAGCACATTGGGTGAGAGTGAGCTACCCGTAGCCGCCGCGCCCAATCCGGGGATAATGGCTTTAGCCGCCATGCCCAGCAAACCGCCACCAGCGGCATTGCCACCGCCCAGCAAACCAGCCAGCGGGCCTTCACCCAGCAGCAGCGCTTCCAGCGCTATCTGGCGAATGCGATCGGCAATGCTCTCCAGCGAGTCGCCAAAGCCACCTGCGCCATCGGTCAGGTCGTCAAACAATTCGAAACCCGATGACTTGAAGAAATCCATCTGCTCTTTGGCGGCGGCCATCGCAGTCGCTTCAGCTTCGCGTGTCGTGATTAGCTTCTCAACCTCAGCACGTTCGGCGCTGGTCGCACTGGCCAGCGTGTCGCGGTGGCGGCGCATTTCCTGCTGAACGGGATCAAGAAGGCGCTGGACATCGACCTCCTCGCGCAGGCTGCCGATCAGACTGTCGACGGCCTTCTGCTCGCGCTCTGCCGCTTTGATCGCATCGTCGCGTGCCTTCTCCGCATCGGATTTGCCGCCGCCGCCCTTCTTGCGGCCCGAGGCAGTGGAGCGTGGTGTGGTGAGCTTGATGAGGTTGTCGACTGCACTGCGGTTGCGGTCTCGCCCGGATGCGCCAGGCAGAACCGGCACATTCATGGCTGCATCTTCGTCGGACAACTGGGCAGAAAGGCCCGGGCTGCCGCTCATCAAGGATGCTAGCCTGAGGTTCTCAGCCAGACGCGCCGCTTGGTCTGCCGCTGATCCAATGCCAGACGCCATATCGGCGGCAGAAATCCCGTTGGCAGCATCCCAGGCCGCCATCAGCTCCACCTTCATGGAGTCCGCAACGTCGAGGCTGTCAACCAAGGCCTGCTGGACCTCGCGCTCAGCGTCTACGTGAAACTGCGCCACCTGAAGGCTGTCGGCACCGTATTGCGCCACCAGTGCCTTCAGCTCTGACTGAGCCTGAAGAGCAGCCAACATTTCATTGGCATCCGAGAGTGCCGCATTGCTCTCGGCGCGGGACAGGCTGTAGAGGCCATAGATTTCGGCTTGGGTGGTCAGCTCTTCGGCGCGCAGATTTGAGAGATACTCTTCGCCGGCGATGCGGCTGGCGTAATACTCAGACCAGCTGTTGTTGGTCTCTTTGCTCAGCGTCTGTTGTTCGTACATCAGAAGGAGCGTCTCGCCCATCTGCTTGAGAACGTCCTCTTCTGCCGCACTCCGGTCACCGCTAAAGTCAGCAAGCTGTTCGGCAGCTGCTTTCATGCGTTCGAGGGCTAGGATCTGTCCGTCGAGATCGCCTGCGGAATTTGCCAGGGCATCCTGCTGTGACACAAATTCGGCGGTGAGCTCGCGCGCTTCGGCACGTGCTTCGCGTTGGCCGCTGTTGAAGGCGAGAAAGATATCCGCATCAAAGAAAGAGGCCACGCCGGAACGTTGATCGCCCGCGCCGGCGATGCCCATCAGATCGGCGAGAGAGCGGCTAATACCGTCGATTTGCCGCTGCGCTTCAGATTTGGCGATGCGCTCGAGGAAAGTAAGAATGCCTTGGCCTTGGGCGGACGCTTGACCGAAGCGCTCGCCCAGTTCCTCTGTCGATGCCGTCGCATCCTTTGAAAGCGTCCGGTACGCATCCACCGCCGCAGCGACATCGTCCAGTCGATCCTCAAACGTCTTGGCTTCCTCGCCGGCGCCAACAGCTCCAGCGATCCACTGCGTTAATGCCGCACCGCCCGCGATTGTGCCGATCGTCAGCAAGCTCATCGGGCTGACCATCGCCATCAGGGCCGACCCGACACCACGCAATGCAGCCATCCCGCCGCCTAGCTGGGCAAAGACCTGGTTGATCTGAGTACCTTGCTGGAGTGCTAGCTGCATCGGATCCTGTCCGGCTGCGAGCATGACGAAAATATCGTTGCCTTGAGCAACGAGGTTTGCGGTCGAACCACTGGCAGACCGATTGGCGCGACCCATCTCGCTGGCTGCTGCCGCGGCTCGGCGTTCAGCTGCTGCGAGCGACTCTACCTTCGCCTCGGTTTGACCCGCGGCACCGCCAAGGTCTCTCGTGCCGGTTGCGCCGGTCCGCGCCTTGCGGCCCATGTCCTCAGTGGCGGCACCCGTCTTTTTGACGGCCTTTTCTAGGCCTTCGATCTCGCCCTTGGCTTGCTGCCCATTGGCTTCGATCAGGATGCTGGTTTTGATGCTCATGACCGCGCCTCCCTCATGCCTTGCAGTGCGCCTGCTTCAAACTGTTGGACGTCTGACCACAGGTCCGGCGTCATGGTGATGCCCGCCAGCCGCAGCCCGCTTTCAGCAGCGGCGTAATCGAGGCTGGTGTAGATGATCCCGGTCATTCCGACCGCCACGCGCCACTGGTTGGCGATAGCAACGAAGGCTCTGAGTGCGGGCAAATTGCTTTGCCAAATTTCACCGTCATTGGCGCTGACCAGATCGGCATCATCGATTGCGATTCCGAACAGTTCAGCATCGGCGCGGACCTCATCATCCGCCGGGGCGCTGCCGGTGGCCCAGTAGCGCCCGGCGGCCTTCAGTTTCCCAGGCGGGCCTTGGTGACGGCGGCGGTGTAGGCACGGAACAATGCGACCCGCACGAAGGGCCGCGACAGGATCTTGGTGCGCACTACTGCGGTGCAGTCCATGGGTTGGTCGTCATCATCGGTCAGATCAGAGAAGGTGACGACGGCGCGCTCAAGAAACGACAGGATGCCGTCCTTGCTGGTCGGATCCATGGCATCGGTTTCATCGCCATCCAGGACG